GCTGCTCAAGCAATTCTAGCACACGGTCTCTGTGTCTCTTGAGTTCTGGTTTATTTACCTTGAACACTTTTGTGACTTGCTTGATGATTAGTTGGCTGTCTCCGGAGATATGGAGGACGCTGGCACCAGCACTAAGACTGCCTTGTAGGCCCGCAATCAAAGCTCTATACTCTGCTATATTGGAAGAACCAACACCGCATGTTCTCTGACCGGACGCGATGACGTGTGCCTCGTCTTCAACATCACAAAGCAACCACCCATATGCACAAACACCCTCTCGAACGCCACCATCAAAATAAAGTGTTCCTTCCATCAGAACGGAGTGACTCCTTCCTCAATTTCTGTTTGAGCACCAGTACACATATCCCTGAAGAAACATCTTTCGCAAGCATGTTCATTGTCAGTTTTTGGAAAAGCAGAAGGGTTGTCTTTGTTCGCAAATGCTTCTGTTAACAATGGGTATTCTCTTTGTATAATGCCCGCCTGTCTTCTCATGTGATCCATCGTTACACACAGGTGAGGAGTCGCTTGTTCCCCCATCTCCGCGTATGCTGCAAGATACACAGGCACAATCACTATGTCGTCTGGCGACTTTGCCCATCCCTGCTTGAGTGCGTACATCGCGTATGTTGTTAGTTGATCAATAACACTATCGCTCACCCTCCCAGTCTTCCAGTCCAGGAGATATACCTTCCCGGCGTAGCGGAAACCACAGTCGATTTTAACCGTGACTTCCTCTCCCGTTTTCATTTGGAATCTTTGGAAATCTTCTAGGGACAACCAGTCTTCGTCCCTAAGATCCATGATAATCTTGAACAGAGGCATATCATACAAAGCCTTTAGGGACGCAAGGACCTTCGCCTTGTATGAATCAACCCTGCCTTGATCGATATCTTCCTGGTAGAAGTGTTCCGCAAGATTGACATTTTGCTTAGGGCTTGCTTGCCATCTTTTTTCTGTTGACTGTTTCCACCCTTTTCGCAAAGCCTGAACGGCATCGTGTTGTGCTTGTTCTAGGGTCGGCCATTCTCCCGTTTGGCGACCTACTCTGATCAAATCTTCAATTACGTCGTGTACGACAGAGCCAACAAACATGGGAAGATTGGTCATGTTTTTCAACATGTAGGCTCGCCTCTTGTCCTGGGGAGCACTAGCCATCCATCCCTCCCACGCAAGGTGATATGTCAGGAAGTACCTCCATCGACACTCCCTAAGACACTTTACTCTAGATTCGCTCCATGCGTATGTTTGCTCTATCTTTCCCATATCTTACCCTTTGCCCTGGAGCTTTTTCCCGATGCCATCTCGATTGAGATAATACCCCCTATCCCAGAATGGGAAAAATTCTGGGCAGAATCTGGTGATACTTCCTTTGATGTCTTGCTGGAGAGTAACCACAGAGAATCCTACGTGTGCTGCTAACTTCCTTTTTCTCATGAAGTTTGTCTGGTCTTGTGTGCAGCCAGCTTGGACACAGTGAACATTGCGTGGGAAACAATATTCTTGCTTATGGTAATGGCCGATAATACAAACAGCGGGTTTTTCCCCACCCTGGAATGATTCAACCAGCTTTTGGCTGGCATATGAGAATGCGTACGAACTACCGCCACCAGCATGGATAACCTTGACTATAGCTCGGCCCTCTGGGGCCTCTAAGACAAAATCAGATTCCATGTAACCCAAGTAGACTAGATCGTCCCTGCCTTGGGCTCGTGCTTCTAGCATAAGGTAACGACCGAATTCAAGACCCTCTCTCTGCTGGTACCAACCTTCGTGATCGTCTCCGTCTACATAGTAGGTTGTGATTCCTGGGCGAGAAGGCCAGTGGTCGATCGCATACTGACACTGATCGGCTATGCCGTGAGCTAAGAGTTCGTGAGTATTGAATCTTGCTTCTCCGTCGATGTAATTGCCAGGACAGAATACGGCTGTGATACCTCTGCGGGCAAATTCGTCGTATGCTGCTTCCATCACATCTAGTCGCTCTTTTTTACTACAAAGGTGCATGTCCGCTATAACACCGAAAGAGATTGGTTCGGTGTGAAAATGATTTTTGATAACGATGCCTGTAGATGTTCGCTCTGCAGATTTGCCGAGTTGGATGGTGTTGCCGCGTTTCATAATGATATAGCCACGTTCTTCCATGTCGTCGATTACGGCAGAAACATCTTCTGGAGTCGCATGCATCTCTTTTGCTATCTTGGCTACAGTAGTTGCCCGCTTGAGTCGCCTTGCTACTTCTGTTCTGAATAGTGGTTCATTTGGGTCCATACCAACCTTCGGTATACCATCGAGCACGGTCTGGGCCTGAGTGATCAGCTTTCTGGCTTTCCATACAGAAATGTCTAGTTCTGTAGCCACAACGTCCCGAAGAGTACCCTCCAGTGTTCCCTTCTCGTTTTTCCTGATCAATTTGATGACACTCTGTAGCTCTTCGCTAATTTCTGGCTTTTTGTTCGCCATTTCTAACTACCACCTTTCGGTAAATCACAAACACCACTCGGACAATCGTTGACCGAGGCTTCCTCTTCCATTCTGTCTAGATGCTTCTTTGCATCAGCCAACGGGAGTGGAACCAAGGGTGATTCTCCCTTGCTGCCATCTCTGTAAACCGTAATACCTTTGAGTTCCCCCATGTGTCTCCTCATGTCATTAGATAGTTGATCTACTGGATAATCTGCGGGCAGATTGATGGTTTTGGAAATCGAATTGTCTATGTGTGCCTGGCAGATAGCTTGCATTGCGAGGTGATCTTCTGGAGTAATTTCATGCGCTCCCTGGAAGTGCCTGGTAGATTTGCGAGCCTTGAGGAACTTCACCAACAATGGATGCACAACAACTTCTGAGCTTCTATCCCTCTGTCCTTCATCGTGCATGTCCTTGTGTCTATTGAAGTGTCTTTCATAGATTGGCTGGAACAATGGTTCTATTCCAGAGGAACATCCAGCCACAATTGCGATTGTTCCCGTCGGAGCAATTGTAAGCAAGGCACAATTTCTGATACCATGTTCTCTAATGAGTCTATGATGCCTACGAGGTAGACACTTTTTGACAAAGCCGGTCTTTGTGTGTTGGTCTACATCGAAAGCGTGAAATGCACCTTTCTCTATTGCCAGTGTTATGCTCGCATGATATGCTTGTTTCTTGATGAAATTCATAACCTTGTTGACCACTTCCCTGGCTGCTTTACTCGAATATTTTAGACCGAGTTCCAACAACATGTCATGGAGTCCCATTACTCCAAGTCCGATTCTCCTGTACTTCTGACATGTTTCCTGTATAATCGGCAAAGGATAATTGTTCTGGTCTAACACATCATCGAGGAACCTAACGCTCATGGCGACAGTTTCTTCCAGGAGATCCCAGTCTACGTCTCCATCTCGGACATGCGTGTGAAGATTGACAGCACCCAAACAACAGCAATCATATGGTGGCATCCATATCTCACCACATGGATTAGTGCTCACGACATCTTGTCTATACGACACTGTATTCATAGCGTTCGCCAGACCTATATTGAGAACGCCTGGGTCTCCACTCTTCCAGGCATGAGCTACGATCTTGTCCCAGATCTCTTGGGCAGATACTCTTCCCCTCTCTTCGCCATGCCATCTGAAAACCACATCACCTTGTTCGTCTAGCAATTTCAGAAAAGCATCGTCGATACATACTGAAACATTGGCATTATTCAACTCGTTGTTGTCCAATTTGGCTTCTAGAAACTCCATAAGGTCTGGATGGTCGTACTTAAGACAGAACATAAGTGCGCTACGACGTCCCCCGCCTTCTCTGAGTTCGTTACAGACCGCGTTGATACATCGCATGAGACTAACCGCTCCGGTAGCCTCACCCCCCGTACCACGGATTGCCGTACCTCTTGGACGCACCTTAGAAAAGTTGATTCCGACACCGCCACCTGTTCCAGATATAATGGTAACTGCTCTGAGTGCATCTCCCCACCCTTCTCTTGAGTCTAGGTCGTCTGTCCATACAAAGCAGTTTAGAAGTTGACCCCTTGGTCTCCCAGACCCCCTCCAGATTCGACCACCAGGAGAGAACCGATTCGTCTGTAGAATATCAAGAAACCTCTGGTAATATTCGTCTCGCTTTGCGCCCATTTCTGCGTCAGAAATGGTCCTCGCTACTCGCTCGCAGGCTTGAGCAAATGTCTCTTCTGGATGGATTGCGTATCTATCTTGGAAGATTTTCAACGCAAATCCCTGTGGACTATATAGCTCAATATTCACTAGACATCTCCCCCTTCAAACTGTATCCTTCCCGTTCCCCCGCCGTTGTCCACCAGTGGTTCGCTGTTCTTCGGCAAACCTCTAACGTATTCTGTTACCCTAGTTCTGAATGGTTTTATGAACCTCTTACAATATCTAACTGAGTTTGCGTATGCTGATGCGTCTGCCAACCTCAACACAAACCAGTTGTCGATGTCATCTACTCCTACTGTTGCCACAAACTGTCGAATCCTGCGTTCTGACATGCTTTGCGTGATGTCGTACATATGGGTACCCACGAGTCTCGCTACTCGTGCCATCAAGTGATTTGTAGCTCCCCACTCAGGAAGTACACGTAACACGATAACAACAGATTCTGCATCATGTCCTGGGAATTTTGGACCACTATCTCCAGGATTTCTCTCTGAGTAACATTTGCCGAGATCGTGAAATAAGCCAGACAGCAAAGTGATGGGGTTTTGTGTCTCCAGAGTGTCTATCACCCTCATTGTGTGGTCGAATACAGATTGACCGTTCCTCTGCATAACCATCTTGGCTACTGATAACTCTGGGAAACTGATGGCAGAGCGAGCCCAGTATTCACTGGGCCGCTTTGCCTTTTGCATTTCGGAGATGATGGTATCGACTGTATTCATGGACAGCTTACCAGATGTTCATCAATGAATTCTCTTGCTGTTGCGACAGATATGGCGTGAGCCAAGTGAGGCACGAGTTGGCCATTTGGTGCCACTGCCACACGGAATGGGATTCCTATGAGACGATAGTGGCCATTTATTTTCTTGAACAGGCCACCGCCGCTTGATCCTGGCATGATCTGAGATGTGTTTGCATAGATGATCCATTCTTTTACTCCGTTATCTCCTCTCAAAACGGCTGAGATGATTCCTGTTGTGGGGCTTGGTGCATTGCCAAGCTGGCATCCGATGGCGAAGATGTCATCGAATACCCTGACCTCCTGAAGCATTTCGTCTGTCGCAACTTTTGCTATAGAGAGTGGTTCTTGTGATCTAAATGTTAACATTGCCAGATCGTATTGGATATCTTCTCCCACGACTTCGGCTTCGTGCCATCTAACACATTGATGCTGATGATTGAAAACAAGAATCATACATCCAGTGTCTATGGTCTCCAGTTCAATGTCTCCAGTCAGGGAATCCGCTCCTGATAGGATGTCTGAGAATCTTGAATATGTCACATGAGCATTAGTAAGAACTCGGTATTCAAAGGTGCCTTCTGGCTCTACCTCATTGCAGTCGATGATTGTTCCGGAACCACTGCCGCCCGAAGTCTGCACAAGGACGGTAGTGTCCCTCATTTCTTGTTGCTTCAGCGATATTTCATCGATCGCTTGCGATGATACCAAATCTTTAGTTTCTGCTACAACACTTGAGTTGTTAGCACTCACCAGTGCACCAAGGCACAACAGGCTCATAACGACACAAATAAGATTACGAACCATAGACACCTCCAGAAAAGACAACGGGGCGACCCCGATGAGCCGCCCCGTGAGAATTGCGTTTTACGTTCCGAATTCTTGAACTGCGGCCAGTGCTCCATTGATACCGGCCGTGATGATTGAAATGATTGCTTCCTGATCTTCAGTAACATCGAGATTTGCTGTTTGTAGATATCGTTCTAAAACATCGATAATCGTCATGCCATACACCATGTATTTGGGAGGCAATTTTGTGCCGACAAGGGCTCTGGCCCCGGTAAAGTCTGGCTGTCCCGGAACTGCCAACAGATCCCGAAGTGCCACCAAATATCCTTCGACGATCTCAACGTCTTCCGCTTGCATGTCAGCCTCATGCAAGGACATTCTTGTCGCAAGCTTTGCTAGCATGAAAACATCCTCTTTGATCTGCGGAACATTGTCCTGCCATGGACCACCACCGCCACCGAACGTAGCGCAGCCAGCCATTGGAAGCGCCATAGCTACTAGTAACACCGATATTACCCACCAATTCTTCATCTTACCACCTTTCCACAAGCACAGGACCCATCGACTCTTAAGTGTTTATACACCCACGGTCGAAGGTCACGATCTGTTTCTTTCCCACTTTTCCCTACGCTTATCCTTGTCGGACTGCGTATTGTCTGCGTCTTTCTGCTTCCCGTATTTCCACGTCCGCTTCGGTTTCTTCGGGCCACCGGGTCGAACCAAAGTCGGATCGATCTGATACAAGGCGCCACATTCTATCCTTTGTGTCCTAGGATTAGTGTGGGCTAATCTACACACACCGTCACACTGCAGTTTGTGACCACCGCCGCATGCACACAAATCGATCCCAAGCAGTCTTCGTAATCGGTCAATTCGTCTTCGTTCTTTTTTGCTTTTGTTGCGGCCTTTTTCGTTCGCCATTTTTCCCTCCACCTACACTTTACATCTATGTCTCATTTTGGTCAATGCTTTTTGTTTGATATTGAAGATGGTTGAAAGAGCCACTTGCCTATCGTCAGACACCTCCCTGATAGTCTGACCACCGAAAAATAGTGCCATGACCACTTCTCGCTCTGATGGATCAAGACATCCCAAGCAATCTTCTACCATTAGATTGATATCTGAATCACATGGTTTGCTCGAACAATCCACCAGGCAATCGCCAGACACCCCATGTATTCTCCTAGCCCTGATTTCTGCGTCTCGCATGTGTGTGAATGTACCATACAATCTCCAATGCAAGAACGTGAGGAATTTCCCACTGCCGTCGTAACATGCCATACACTTCAGCAATTCTATTTGACCCTGAGTGACAAGTTCTTCTATGTCCAAGACTCCAGTTCCGACCTTGGAAGCTACTCGATAAATTGCTGGAGTATATTTCCGAAGAGCAAATTCGAAATACGCTCTTGTGATTCGTCTTTGCGGGACCATCATTGCCTGTCTCTCCTGTTAAACCTGCAAAGATTGACTGACCGAACGTTCTAGTTTCGGTGTCCAGAGACCATCTATCAAACCTATGTCTATTGCTTGCTTGGGAATCATCCAGCGTGTTTCCTGCATGATCGTCTTGAGTTGTTTTTTCCCCACATTGAGCCGCTTAGCCAAATCTGCTACCTTGCGATCATAGTCCATGTTGATGTGGTCCGTCATCTCATTGTGTTTATCGATTGCATCTGGTCCAGATTGCACTATGACTGGATGCAACATCAGAGACGAATTTGGCGTAGCAAATCTACATCCTTTGGAGCCGAATGCAGCAATTATAGCCCCCATAGAATAAGCTTGGCCTCTGACCACAGTATAGATTGGACAGCGACATGCCAACATTTGGTCTACGATCGCATACCCAGATGCCAGACATCCGCCTGGGCTGTTGATGTACATGTAGACAGGATCTTTTCGAAGAGAGAATAGTTGCAAACTACTGCACACGCTAGCAGCAGTGAGTTCATCAATGGTCCCTACCACCAACAACCGTCTTGTCCTGGCCATGAAGTCTTCTAGGATAGCGTCGAATTGGATGGCTTCGTGTGCTTCCTCTTCAACCTGACATTCGTGTTCGTGTAATCCGCGAGATCTCTTTTTACCTGGCCCAAATTGCATATTCTGCTCCCAGTGGGTGGCATTTCCTGTGAACCGCTGTAAGTCTATCGTCGTTTGTGGCAAGATACGCTTGTGTTGTAGAGATGTGCTGATGGCCCAACAGAGTTTGAACAAGTTCTACGTCCATTCCGTTGTTCATGAGCATAGTTGCGCAAGTTCTTCTTAGTGTGTGGGGGGTGGTGTGTTTTATCCCAGCACGACGAGAAAGGTTCATTAGCATGTCGCTAACGTTCCTCCTGGTGATTCTTTCACCATCCTCGCGGACAAAGATGGCATTTGTATGTGATGATCTGTGAGTGACTACATATTCGTCGATTGCGTCAATGCACTCCTGTGTGGTTGGGACGATACGATCCCGACCACCCTTACCTCTGACTCTTATTGTCCTCCGGTTTGGGTTGATGTCCTTTAGATTCAAATTGCACAACTCTGAGACTCTCAAGCCACTTCTGGCGAGTATTAGTACAATAGCGACATTGCGGCAAACGTTATTGGTTCCAGCAGAGGTGCGATTTGACAAAAGAGTGGAAATAAGTTTGTTGATGTCTGAACTATCCAGGGCATCTGGGATGGTCCTTCCTTTTCTGAACTGTGGGATTGCCTCAAGGATATCTCTTTTGAGTTCTCCGAGACTTATCAGATGATGACAAAAACATCTGATAGACATGATCTTCCGCCTTGCTGTGGGCTCTTTGACTCCACGACAAAGCAGATGGGATGCAAATTGGTCGATGGTATGGGCTGTCAATTCTTGCGCCCCGATAAATGCGAGGAATTCTTCGACATCTTTTGTATACGCTAGAAGCGTCTCCGGTGACAACCCAAGCTCTGTCTCGACATAAACACGGAATCTTTCCAAAAGCACTGTTGGTTGCCTCCATATTATACGACCAACCCGGTGTTTTGTTTCGTCTTTTTTATACTCTTCTGTGATCAGACTCAAC